CAGTACCCTCAATCGTCCCCAAGCTAGTTGATACCCCGTCTGAATCCACTTTATAAAGCGTCTGGCCGTTGACAAAATACGCCACACTATTAGCTACGATCCCGCCCCTGCAAATGAAAGTACCATTGGTCGCAAACAGGTCTATACCGGCAGTACCTTTTAACGCCCCCGCGCTTAACGTTTCCGTATCAGCAACAACAGGCATCCAATTGATACATTGTTGCGATGCAATGGGCCTAGAAGAATCCTCATAAAACCCACCGGAAATAGGAATAGACACTCTTTGCATAATTAGAAATTACCCGGCGTGTTTTCAGGGAAAAATTCAGCATCACTACGCGATGTATTGCCCGACCCCATCGGCAAGGTTGATGGAAATGCTACATCCAAGTTGACCGTAGCATTCAATAAGTCGTCGTTCGTATTTTTAGCAACAAGTGCCAATTCAGCAGATACCGGTTTCCCCATACCTGATGCCAAAACTATAGCCAAATAAGCTTTAATAGCGGCGATGGCATACCTAGGCACTCGTAATTCATGGGCAGCATTTGACAATGGCGAAAACCCCAATTTCTTAATAGGTTCCCAAGCCGCTAGCATATCGTTCATTTTCTCTAACCCATCTGATAATTCTTCAGAGGAAACATTGGGTATACCTAGGTGAGAAAACGCCCCATTAACAACATCACGCCCCGTTGTCATTGTCCGTACCAGCATCTAAGTTACTGACTAAATCTAATAGCTCAGGTTTTGATAGTGTGGGATCAAGATCAGCTCCAGTTTTACTTTTGGACTCAATGATCAACTCTTCCTTTGTCATCTTATGTATGCTTTTGGGCTTATCACTCACACGCTCCCAGCCAAGCGATTCACAATGAGCTATCGTTTCTGGCCGTTCATTTGTCTCTAGCGGGTTTCCGCTTGGACGCATCCAATTCATCATTTCTGTACCTCTCAATAAAAAAGGGGCCGAAGCCCCTTTGAAATGGTTATACACCAAATCCCTGACCCGCAAAGAGTGGGTTAAAGGTGGCATAAGCCGGTAACATATCGAACCGCACTGACTGTTTGTTTTTATCACCGGCAGAGTATTTAGAGCAACGTATCTGAACACCATCTTTAGTGACCCCTAGTGTATCTGTCGAATACAACTTTTTAAGGGGTACAAAACCAATACCGAATGCCTTCTTGTGGAAGAACATATTCGGTTGATACACGGTACTAGCAGCACCAAGCACAGTAATCACATCTCCAGACGCTAACGCCGTATCAACAGTGTTATATTGCCCGTCTGTCTCCCTAATAGCTGGCCCAGCTACCGCAAGAGTGCCTGCACCGCTACTATTTAAGGTGACATCTGCTGTGACTACGCCAGCCCACTTCACCGCATTACCAGACGCATCTAGAAACTTCTCTCGTGTAGCCAGACTGAGGCGATAGCGCCCTGTCACTTCGACCACATCACCTGCCTTAATGACTGCGTTGGCACTCAAACCTGCAACCGGTAATGACTGAACCATGCTGTCTTTATGGGCAACATAGGTGCTCGTTGGGGTCGAAGATAGCGTACCTGCTCGATCTGACGCATTACTTGATGTGCGAGTTGATAGCGCATTGGAGGTAAGGGCTTGCAGATTGCCGAATTTGTTTGAAATTTGTGCATTCTGCCATGCTGTATTCACCAGCGAATCACTACCACTGGAAAGGCCGCGCTGTGCATCAGCCAGTGTCGTAGTTGTAAATGGGTTCATCACATAGTAACGCTGCCCATCATTGGGTACGCCTATGGAATCCATTAACGCACCTGCACCTGCCACATCTGACCACGCATCAACAGCCGTGCCAGGCGCACCATAATGCAGGGCTGCATTATTCATCATGTATGCACCAAATTCCATCTCAAGATCAGTGACCATGCGAGAGGCAATTGGGGCAAGTATTTCATCTAGCTGATTTAGCTTTAATGCTTCGTCAACTTCGTCAAACTCAACGGGCACAGTGATATAGTTCTGCACCGTACCTGTCGCCTTGCCTGCGATAATGCTATTTTTTGTTGCTGAAGAGATATCACCAGTAGCCGTGCGTTCTGTACGGTAATCATGTGGACGCTTAAAATCCACTTGTGTACCAGACGCAGGGTTAAATTTCCCGGCTAAGAGTTGTGTATCCACTGTTTTACTTAGGACTCGATTTGATTCAAATCCTTCTAAAAAAACGCGCATCAGTTGACGCGTAAAATTGTTTTCTAAATTATTCGACATGAGTTTTTCTCCTACTCATAAGTAGCACCTGACGGCCCGCGTTCCTGTGGAGGAGCGCCACCGCCCCCAAGGGTATCTTGGGGTTCAGGAGCATTTGAAGGTTTAACTGTTTTGGTTTGGGATAAATTGGCTTGAATGGCACCCAACTGGATGGCAGCAGACATATAATCTTTTGAAGCAATTTGGTTAGCTACATCTGGATGCTGCCCCAAATAATAGGCTACCTCTGGCCCTTTCTCCATCGTCATCACCGCTTGAGCGATATCCACTGGGAGATCTGGCATACCGCCAATAACATCAGCATAATCGGGAGTAGACATAGAAAATTCAGCTACTTTAGAATTAAATGCGTGAGTGGCATTACTTTGCTTCTGTTTTGCCTGTTCTCGTTGTTGCTCTTTCCTTAGCTCTGCCTTGCCCTCTGCTACACCCTTCTTGACCTCGTGTTGAATCAATGCCGATTGATATTTCGCATCATCAAATTCATACTGTTCAAGAGTAGGCGCTTCTTCTGGCTTGGTAGGGGCTTGCTGTAGTTCAGCTAATTGCTGTTCTAACGCATCAGCCCTGCGCTTCTGTTCCCATTTTTCTGCCGTGATTTTCCCAAAACGTGCGTTAATCTTTTCCTGACCTTCGTCAGCAGGAGATTTGTCTACCTGTTCCGTGGCTGAATTCGGAGATTGATCACCCTCCACATTGGGTTTAATAACGTCTGTGGGTTGTTCTTCAATCTGTGCAGCTTGTGTCATGGTAATTGCCTCTTTAGAGTCTCAGCCGTTAGTTTTTGGCCTAACGTTTGCCATTAAATTTGAGTGTTATCCTGCGCGACTTCAATGATGCCCTGTTGTGCGTCCAGTGTTTGCATATCGGTGCCTGTTATAGGTATTCCAGCGTCTTGTTGGGCTTTTAATGCTTCAACCAGTTTCTTATAGCCATCTATGGCTATGATTTGTGCTTTGATTGTTTCACTTGCCGTTTTTGCGTCTTGTTGTTCAATATCAGCTTGCAGCTTGGCGGTTTGCATATTGACGTTATCAACCAACGCCGTTTCTTGTGGGTCGGGCTGTTTTGGCTCATTTAGACCCATTTCCTGCGCTTCCTCTTCAGTAGGCTCAACAATGCCTTGCGTAATCATCAATTTTCTAACCCGGCTAGTGAGTTCTTCACCCTCAAGTAAGTCAAGGTTCTTGGCGATTAGGTCGGTTGCAAGCTGAGCAAAGGTTTCATTGCCCGTTGAAAGATCAATTAACTGTTGCGCTGATTCCTGACGCTGTGTTGCGTAGGCTGGCCCAGTATTGACTTTAATCGTGTACTGACCCAAAGACAGATCATTAACCACCACCTCTTGTTGTGTTTTCTGGTCAATGACGGTCTGATTTAATTGCACCTCTTCAGTTGTGCCGTCTACCTTCAGCACCCTAACGATACGATCTGTATCGTAAATCTTCGGGATCAGATCAATTAATATCCTGCCGGTATATTGAATAGATTTTTTTAAGTTATCCGCATAGTTAAACGATCCGCGATCACCCATCTTCTGCTGTGCAATAATCGCTTTACCTGATTTCAATTCAGGGCTATTACCCAAGCTGGCAGGCTCAATGCCCGTAGTAGCGTGTATATCTTCTCTGGCAGCCATTGACTGCTGTATTAATGCTGACTGTACCGAGGGTGCCCCCGTGCGCTGTGGTGGCCCTGGTGCGTCTGTATCAGCTTTATAAAACATAAACGGATCATTACGCTTATTGAAATTACTTAACTGATCTTGGTGTCCTTCTGCCTGTTTTTTAGTCATCCAATAGGGATCTTTCGGCGTTAATGCAACCGCTTCAATCTCTGCGGATTTTGAATAGTTATAAATGCGCTGCGGGTCTTTTGAGTTTCGTACCATACCGCGAATAAACGTCTTACTTTCGACATGGTTCACCTTGCCATAACAAGGGATCAGTGGAATGTACTTACCCGCCCAAACCATCGGCCCTTTGATAATCTCCACGCCAGACATGATATAGCTTTCAACTTTGAAACAATTAGCCTTACGTTTCTTTTCGACTGTAACACCGCTTGCCGCCAGTTCATCAATAACCGAGGCCTCTTCGTTCAGGTCAATCACCCGCCCATCAGAGAGTAAGCCCATGTCTTTGACAATAGGCACTTTGCGCCAATACTCGGCAACTCTGATTGTGCTGTTAGAATGCCAATGATGACTTAAACCATTATCAAAACCTGTGATTTGGGCTTCAGGGTATTTAGCTTTGAAAGCATCCTCTGACATGTTTTCAGTGATAAACGCATGGGTACCATCTGACTTGTCGTATTTCTTGGCATTGGTATCAAACCATAGCGAGCTTGCAGCCGACAAAATAGGCTTAATCAATATCTCTTGGTCAAAGGATTCATCACTTGTATATTCATGGCTGATTCTCCAACCACCGAAGCCACCGCCTAGCGCCTCTTCAAAACCATTATCATAAGAATCAGCCGCCGCGCTTCTTGATTCAATGCTGCGGATCAGTCCATCAAAGGTCTTGGCCGTATCTTCATCAGCTCCACCAGAATCGGGCACCACCTTAATATCCGTCCTGTTCTGCCTTTGATCACCTATAATTTGATCTAGCGCACCTGCCACACGGTTAATAGTGTAACGGGGGCGGTTCTTACGTGATTCTTTTGCATTATCGTCCCATTGACCATCCTCAGAATGAACAAATAACATATCTTCAATAGCTAATTCACGCTGCTCTTTTTCCTGCTCGTGAATAGACTCAAAGCGTTTTAGCGCCTCTTCATGTGTAGCTTTCTGTTCTTTTATAGCTTTCATTACCACTCCGAGGCAAAATCAATATTAATAACCTGAGAATTGCCAATATCACCATACCGAATGGCCTCACGGCGCATCATGTACGCATATCGAACCGCATCTAATACATCATCTCGGACTTTCACAATCTTACCTTTGTCGTCGCGGTGGTACTGATTAAGTTCATCGAAGAAACCGCGCAAACCTGAAAATACTTTAAACTTGCCTTTACACATGAGGTCGCGTATCTGGTACAAGCCAGCTTCCACACCGTTGCCACCCTCTGGCCAGCTTGCTTGATCACCCAGCATGTTAAAACCAGCATCCTCATACAGCGCCTTGGTTTGTATGCCTTCCTTGTTGTGCTGCTCTCCATCATGGGGCCATGCTGTGGGCACGCCCTCTGCCCAAGGCTTAACGGCTCCCCACGCGTTATTTGGTGAAGTCTCAGCCTGTTTCCATACCCTTGCTAGGTAGAAAACGCCATTATCCCTGTCTTCGAGAAGCTGCACATGTGCTTGGGGATGCGTCCAGCCGAAGTCAACACCGTTAATGACAAACCAGTGACTGGGTATCTGCATCGACTCACAAGTGATAAATTCCTCAGCAATGTCGTAAATGCGACCATGACCCAACATCGGTATGCCTTTAGTGCGCATATCTCTTTGATGCACGGGGTACATTTCTAGCAAAGATTCTTTAGCCTCAGTGCTTAAATGTGGGGCATCATCCCAACCCTTCTGTATAAACTTCTGGCTTTTTCCTGGGGTATCCATAAATGACATGACGGTGTTCGTCTTGCCGTTCTCAGGCGTAAAGGTCAGTATGCCGCGTCCACCTCTGCCACTGTCTCCCGTTGCTGTTCGAGTTAATACTTGTGGGTAGATGTTTTGATCTTTAGGTTCTTCGTCTATGTGATACCAGTCAACCGAGTCGCCCATCAATGCATGCTGGCCCTGTGAGTAAGACCAAAACTGGCAAACAGATACACCACCAGACTTGTGTCTAACCCTAACCTCACGCAATGCCCCCGTTGTTCCCATCATGCCTTTAAAATCGACAATCAGATCAGAAGGAACTAAACCACCTGTTAGGCTCTTCCCTTCAAAGCGTCCGAATAGCTCATGCTGAAGTAAGTCACGGGTTTTTTCACCGGAGTAACCCAATACCCACATGTGAGGCGCATTATCAAACGTGTGGCCACTCCATCCTTCAGGGTAGTCGCCCATTAGATGAATCGCGTCAATGTAAGTGCCGGTATACGTCTTACCAATACGGTTAGCAGCACATAAACAAACAGCCGTATGGCTCTTGGTGCTGGCCACTACTTCTTCCTGCCAGTCATAAAAGCTAGGGTACATAGTGCGATAGCGGTAGGCGTCTTTCAGCCTATCTATTTCGGCTAACAGATCATAATCACTAACACTAATCGCTAGTGCGCTTCCAGCCACGTTTCTCTGCCTCCGCTTCTAACCTACTCAGATCATCAATGCCAAACTCTTGCTTAATCTCTTGCTTTTCTGCCAAGCCTAAATCACGGGCGATAATATTTGATTCAAATAATCCAGCAGCTGCACCTTCAAACTTATTTGTATAAATCAAATCGCACACGCGCGTAGTGACCCCGATAAAATCGTCTCTTACCTTATATTGTCTCCAAGTATCTGTACTAATATCAAGAAAAATACAAAGACCCTTTTCGGTCATTGGGCGCGTTATCTCAACGGGTTTATCAAAAAATTTACCTTTATAAAATGTCGCCTCTAATGGATTCAATTCTACCCATTCAAAATAATCTACACAGGCATCCCATAACCCACCTGAAGTTTCAAATATAGGTTTGCGTCCATGAGAACTCCTACTCTTCCATGCCTGATTGCCTGGCTGGAATCGATAGCTTGGCCGATCTTCACTCATGCCATCACCGTCACATTTTGATAATCGCCCACAATCTCTTTAGTCGCACTCACTGTGGCTATGCCTTTGATACGCCAGATACCCGCAATAGATAGGTCGTTTTCTTTGATTGTGTATTGTAGGTATTGGTGAGCTAGGTACTTCTGATCCCCTACCGTTACGTTACTTGTCCCTAAAGTTACATCGGAACCCGTGCGAACAATTGAATTAAGTGGCTGAGTACCCGTGCTGTTCTTGTTTGTTGGTATGCCAGACTTGGGTTGTAAGACGAACTGATAAGCTGTTGCTGAAGACACGTCTTGCCCCAGGTTAGCGTATAGCACCTGTCCGTATTCGTATTGGTTCATTTTACCCAGTCATAAAAAAAACCCCGCTTTTTAGGGCGAGGTTAAGTGGTTGTGTGTGTCTTCAGGGCTTTCGCCCACTATACAATACTTATACCCCATTTTTAGGGGTGTTGCAATACCATAATGGTTTTTATTTTACATGGTCATCTTGCTATCATTGATAATAACCTGAATAGCTGTTTCTGCGTGAGCAATGTGTTCTCGCACTGGAGTACGTGAGCAATGCATCTCCTTGGCTATACGTTGTTCTGATTCTCTGTAGACCCACTTTTTGACAAAACAATCACCTAAATTTTTATCGGATCGATAAAGCTTTCTAACGGCATTATCAACATGTTCAGCGTCAATGTCTTGGATTGGCACATCTTTGGGGGCGCTATCCCATGCTTTGTTAGATGGCATCGCTCGGCCTTCAATTGAGGTCGATGGGTACCACAGGCTCCTATAAATTTGCATAGAGCCAACTCGCGACCACCGCGCCCAGTTTAGTAGACGATCTTTTGTTTCTTCGCTAATCATTTAACTATCCTCTTCGTTTCGTGGCGGCTTTTTTTGTGCTGCTGTTTATCTAACCATCTTC